ACTATAAACTTTTTAAAAAAGGTAAGGTAAAGCTAGAGGGTACAACTTTAAAACTTAATAAAGCACATACCTATAAACTTACGTTTTACGGTAATACGGTAAATTTAAAAGATAAAATTGGTGAAGCTACATTAAGTGATTTACCTACACTTACAGAACTAGAATTTCAATATACAGACACCAACATAAAAGGTTTACTTAATACAGCTACTTCTAAAACAATGGATGGTGTTGTATTTCCAGATGTTTTATTGGTGCCATTAATTACACACACTAAAAGACTAATATATGATTCTGGTAGTTCTGCGACCAATACAGAAACTTTAGCAAATTTATCTTATACTGCAGGGCAAAATAAAGGGGTTGAGTTTGACCAATTAAAACCTGCGATTAGAGTTCACGCAATTATTAAAGCAATTGAACGAAAATTTTTTACAGGAGATGGTTTTTCTTTTACAAAAGATTTTTTTTCAAGCAGCAATCCAAGTTATTACAATTTGTTTTTATGGCTTCATAATAAAGTTGGGTCTATGTTTAGCGATCAACCAGAGCAAGTTAAATTTACAAATTTTACTCTTGTTAGTAAAAGTGGCTCTCGTAAAAACTCTGTAGTAGATTTATATAAAAATTACTTTAAAAATAAATCCAAATTATCGTCAGGCTTACATAATAAAAGAACAAGGCAATTAAGATTTAGTGTAGCAACAACCAACCAGTCTGCAAAATATACTATATTTCTATATAGAGATGGAGAATTATTAAAGGAATATAAGGATTTAGTAGGCGACCAATTTCCACAGGATTACTTTTTTATATTGGATGGCACATATACTTTTGCTGTAGAATCTGATACAGTTGCTACGTTTACAATTAGTCCAAGAGTAAAAACTACTTTAGGTACTATCGGATTTACTGGTACTGCAATAACAATAACCAACAAAAAAGTACAAATTACAGAACAATTGCCAAAAATAAAGGTAATAGATTTCCTAACAGGCATATTTAAGATGTTTAATTTAACTGCCTTTATACAGGATGATAAAAAAATTAAAATACAAACTTTAGATGATTTTTATAATACAAATACAACATATAGAGACGTAACAGAATTTATAGACGTAGAAACTTCTTCTGTTGATAGTGTATTACCATACAAGCAAATAAACTTTGACTATAAAGGCGATAAAAGTTTTATGGCAAGTAATTTTAGACAAATATTTAAAAGAAAATGGGGTACGCTAAATTATAACGAATCACAAAAGTTTGATGGCGAGATTTATAAGATAACTTTACCTTTTGACCATTTTATGTATGAGAGGTTAAATAATGTAACAGGTGGTGCACAAACAAATATACAATGGGGTTGGAGTGCAGATGACAAACAGAGTGCATATTTGCCAGAGCCTTTATTGTTTTATCCTGTTTTAAATTCAGGCACAAGTATTGGTGTTTTGGATTCTGCAGGAAACGTTTCAGAAGTAACATCATATTTTGTTCCATCAAATTCATTGTATTTAAGTAATTCGTTAAGTGATGATTCTAGCGACAACATAAATTTCAATGCAGAAACCAACGAATACCAAGGTGTATCGTTTAATAAAAGTTTATTTGAAAAATACTATAAAACATACATAGAAGATGTTTTTAACGAACGCAGAAGATTAACTACTGTAAAAGCATATTTACCAGTTTCTGTATTACAAAATTTAACACTAGCAGATAAATTAGTTATTTTTAATAAGGTATATAAAATAAATAAAATAGTTACCAATTTTGAAACATTACTGTCTAATCTAGAATTAATAAATACCACGACAGAACAAATACCAGTAATACCTAGTAAATTTTTACCAGTTTCAACAGAAACAAGTTTGTCTGTAGACAGCACAGAGTTTACAGCAGATAATGGTATAATTACTGCAGATAAATCTAACAATTACGAAGGGTTAGAGGTTATAAGTACGACAGAGGTTGTCCCAGAAGATGTAAGCGTACCAAATATTCCAAAAGTAATTATTAGTGGTCAAGCATTGACTGTTACACCACCAACACTTACATATTTAACTACTGCACCAACAAGTTCAATAGTTACAATATCTTTTACCGTAACAAGTTTAGGTAAAGTAGGAAGCACATCACAAATAGATGAATATGGATTTTTCTATTCTACAACCAAATCACATTTAACATCCACAAGTATAACAACATTAAAATCTGGATCAGCAACAAATATTAAATTTGAAACTACTCCACAAAATAAAAACACATTAAGTGGTAATATAAAATATCAAATTACTGGTTTATCTGCAGGAGATACTATTTATTATAGGTTTTATGGAATAACTACAAACGATACATCTTTTGATGTTGGTAGTGGAGAAGCATTAAGTCCAGTTTTATTTGAACAAGCCACTCCAAGTTTAAGCCCTACAACTACAACAAGTGTTTATTTGTATAACGTAATGAAGGCTGACGGAAGCGCAAGAGGTGCTGGCAATACGACCTTTAGGATCAAAAATGCCGATGGTACTTTCTTTGATGTTAAGGGGATGAGTGGACCAAGTTTATTTTCGTTTATTGTGCCAATAGTTATTGAGGGTGATGCAGTAACATACGAACAAAATTTTTATGGTGGTGATTTTACAGGTATTGGAGTACACAATACAAACCGACAATACGATAAGGTAACAGATAATTCATTTAGCAGAGATTTAGAAACTTGTGGTTATCACGCAACAGAAAGGACAACTGCAGAGGGTTATGCAAAGAATCCATCTGAAACAGGATCAAGTTTGCCTAATGGTACAAAATTAACAAGATTGGCATTTTACAACCAAGGTGCATCAAGTGAAACGGATTTTAATTGTCAAAATTATAGACCATTAAAGGAAGGATTTGCGTTAATGCAATTATCAGAAGGACAATTTGGTGTGTACCAAAAAAATACAGAAAGCAATAAACTGTTATATGCACCAGACGGATTTTATGCATTTTATGATTGTAACCAAAATGGTTGTTATGCACCTGGTCAAGGGGTATCTGGTGCAGTTGTAGATGGAATAGTAACTAAAGTACAAACGTTTTACTAATGATTGACAATATTTTAACATTGCTAGAACTAGCAAAAGAGCAAGACATACGCACAGATTACATAGATCAAGCGTTAGGCAAATACAAGCTGCCATTGTCTTTTAATGAGATAAAAAACCATATAAAATTGAAAAAATGACTGAAGAAGTAATAAAAATATCTTTACAGCTTGAAGATGCTCAAAAAGCTATTGGTAGAATTTCAGACGAAATGGAAGATTTTAAAAAAGAAACTTTAGAATCGCAAAAAGCTATACAAGATATTGGCAAAGATGGTAATAAAAAATTAGGTTTACTAGGCAAAACTGTAAGTAAAGTTGGCAAAGGTTTTCGTGGTGCAGGTCTAGCAGTAAAAGCGTTTGTTGCAGGTCTAGGGTTAAAAATATTCGAAAAGTTTACAGAAATACTAATGCAAAACCAGACTATTGTAGATGGTTTAGGTGTAGCGTTTGGTACTGTAAGCACTGTATTTACAAAATTTATTGATGGTATTATTAACGCAGGTAAAGAGTTTACTTCTTTAGGTGATATTGTTAAAAATTCTGTAATGGTGCCTATAAATCTTTTAAAGACTGCAATTTTTGGTATACAAACAGGAATATTACGTGCGCAATTAGCTTGGGAAGATTCTTTTTTAGGAGGTAAAGATGCTGACAGAATAAAAAAACTACAAGCAGATATTGATAGAGTTGACCAAAAAGTTGGTGATGCTGCAAGTGGTTTGGTAGATAACGTTGTAGGCATTGGTAAAGGTTTTATACAAACTGGTAAAGAACTAGGTGCATTTACAGAAAAAGCAATAGAAAATACAAGCAAGATCTCTGTTACACAAGAACTAGCAAATCAAGAAAGAATACAACAATTAAGAAATGAAACAAGAATTGCATTAGCAGAAAACGATAAGTTACAATTACAGTACCAACTTGCTGCAGAAAGACAAAGACAAATACGAGATGACGTTACAAAATCTATTGACGACAGAATAAAAGCAAATGACAATTTAAAAAACATATTACAAGAGCAATTTGATTTACAATTAAAAAATGCACAAACAGCATTAGAATTAGCACAAGCAGAATTGGCTGCAAATCCAAAATTAATAGATAACAAGGAAGCATTAATAAATGCAGAAAAAAATCTGTTTGATGTACGAGAAAGTATTGCAGGGTTTGAATCAGAACAATTAACAAATAAGGCAGCATTAGAACTAGAAGAAATTGAACTTACCAACAGTTTAGCAGAAGCAGAAAATGCTAGAGCAATTGCCAAAAAAACTTTTAATGCAGAAGAAATTGACGATGATTTATTGCGACTGGAAAAACTTAAAGAAATTTCAAAAGAAGAAGAAGCACTAGAAACAGAAAGGTTAGAAAAAGAAATTGAACGTTTAGGTATTGGAACACAAGCTAGACAAGATGCAGAGCAACAATTATTGGACTTTATACAAGAAAAGGAACTAGAGCAGTTAGACTTTGACAACCAAATATTTGAAGAAAAACAAAAAAGGAAACAAGAGGAAGAAGACCTTGCAAGATTGGTAGAAGAAACAAAAGTTGGTCTTGCATTACAAGGACTAGAATTAGTAAAACAAGTAGCGGGAGAAGGTAGCAGAGTAGGCAAAGCAGTAGCAATAGCACAAGCCACTATTGCAGGTATAGAAGCTACAATTAACGCATTTAAAACCGCATCAGGTAGTCCTGTTACAAAAGTTTTCCCTGCGTATCCATTTATACAAGCAGGTTTAGCCGCAGGATTTGCAGCAGTAAATATTGCAAAAATAAAATCCACACCTGCGTCTGGTGGTGGTGGAGGTGGAGGTGGCGCACAAGCACCACAAGGACAAGCACCATCATTTAATATTGTAGGAGAAGCACCAGAAAATCAATTAGCAAGTGCAATAGGAGAAAAGGAACAAGAACCTGTAAAAGCATTTGTTGTAAGCGATGATGTTACAACTGCACAAGCATTAGATAGAAAAATTGAAAATAATGCATCTATATAAACACAAAAAAATAAATACAATCGTTATAATATTATGAGAATAGTAGAATTAGTTATCGATGAACTAGACGAGAATAGCGGTATTGATGCTATAAGTCTGGTAGAAAATCCAGCAATAGAAGAAAACTTTTTGGCATTGTCAAAAGACAAGGTATATAAGTTTGCAGAAGTAGATGCAGAAAAAAGAATACTTATGGGTGCTATACTAGTGCCTAACAAACCAATCTACCGCAAAGATGGAGACGAAGAATACTATATTTATTTTACAAAAGATACAGTACGCAAAGCATCGGAATTATATTTAGCAAAAGGTAACCAGAACAATTCTACGTATGAGCATTTTGAAAAAATTAATGGTGTATCATTGGTAGAATCGTGGATAGTAGAAAATAAAGAAAAAGACAAATCAGCATTATACGGTATGGATTTACCGTTAGGCTCTTGGGTTGGCTCTGTTAAAGTTTACAACGATGAGGTATGGAACGAGTACGTAAAAACAGGACTTGTAAAAGGTTTTAGTATCGAGGGTTACTTTGCCGATAAAGCAGAGCGCCCTAAAGAGCAAATAAAAGATAATTTAAGTAAAGAAATAGAAGCAGGTAAAAAATTACTTAAAATAAAAGAAAATTTAGTACGTTATACATTTGAAACATATAACGACTATCCTGCATCAGCAAGTAACAATGCAAAACGCGCAATAAAATACAAAGAAGAAAATAATAGTAAATGCGGAACTAGAGTCGGTTGGACTAGAGCAAGACAACTTGCTGAAAAAAAAAACATAAGTCGTGAGACAATTGGTAGAATGGCTAGTTTTAAAAGACACCAACAAAATAAAGATGTACCATACAACGAGGGTTGTGGTGGTCTTATGTGGGATGCTTGGGGTGGTTCTTCTGGCATAAACTGGGCAATAAGTAAACTAAAATCTATAAAATGAGATCGTCAAATAACGGACGTTACAGCAGTCCAAAAGGTGGCAAGCGTGGTTGCCTATGCAAAGATGGTAGAACGTACCATAGAAAGTGTTGTGATGGCTCATATCAAGCACAAGGCATAGGCTCTATTACAAAAATTCCAAATTAAAATGCAAATGTTTTTTTAGGTGCGTTATATTATGTAGAAACATATAACGTTAAATAAATATATTTATGAAACCTACAGAAATGCTCACAAAAATAACTTCTCTGTTAAGTGCTAAAATAGAGCTTGAAAGTATGAAGTTAGAAAATGGTACTGTACTAGAAGCGGAAAATTTTACAAGTGGTGAAAGTGTATTTATCGTCACAGAGGACGAAAGAGTGCCTTTACCAATTGGAGATTACGAACTAGAAAATGGTAAAATGTTAATGGTTGCAGAAGAGGGTATTATCGCAGAAATTGCAGATGCGGTTGCTGAATCACAAGAAGAAACAGAGGAATTGGATTCACAAGTAGCAACAGGATCAGAGCCTAGAGACGTGGAAGCAGAGAAAGATACCGAAGAAGAGCCAAAAGCAAAAAAATCAAAAAAAGATTTATCTGATGAAAGCGAAGAATCTGAAATACAAGAAGAAGAAAAGCTCGAAGAAGAAGAAAAGGACGAGATGAATAAGATTGTCGAAGAAGTAGTGGCAGCAGTTACGCCAATTATCGACGAGATGAAACAAGAGTTGGCTTACGTTAAAGAAGAACTAGGCAAAATGAAAGACGAAGAACTTGCAAAACAAGAAGTCAAAGAGCAATTGTCTACAGAGCCAGCTACAAAAGCAATAAAACATAATCCAGATGCTAAAACAGAAGTTAAAAGAAAAGTTTTAAGCAATAAACGCAAAGCCAATTCTACAATGGATAGGGTTTTACATAGAATGTCTAATATAAACAACAAGTAAAATGAGTACAACAACAACTTTTTCAAACGACGTACAAAGAAAGTTTGAAACACAAGAAGTGATCACAGAGAGCAAAGCGATTACTGCAGCAGACAGCGGTAAAACCTTTTTAATTTCTGGAACTGGTTACACAATTACACTACCTGAAACAACTGCAGGTGTGAGCTACAAATTTAAAGTAGCAGCAGCTTTTAGTACCGATACAGTAGTACAAACTGTGTCTACTCAAAGAGATACAATTAGCGGATCATTAATCGTTGCAGGTGCAGTCGTTGATGCAGATGCAGTAGATCGTGTTACATTCGAGGATGGTGCAGAAAGAATCGGTGATTTTATCGAATTATCATCAGACGGTTCTGTTTGGACTTTATTTGGTAATGGTGCGCAATCATCATCAATTACAGTTGGCGAACTATAATAATAACTATTTAAATATTTTAAAATGGCAACAACAACTTCAATAACTACAACCTACGCTGGTGAATTTGCAGGTGAATACATTTCTGCAGCTTTATTAAGCGGTACAACGTTGGCTAATGATTTAATAACTATCAAGCCAAACATTAAATACAAAGAGGTTATGAAAAAAGTTGCAACCAATGACATTGTAAAAAATGCCACTTGCGACTTTGATCCTACTTCTACTGTAACATTAACTGAAAGGCTACTTACTCCAGAAGAGTTTCAAGTAAACTTACAATTATGTAAAAAGGACTTTATTAGTGACTGGGAAGCAAATTCAATGGGCTTTTCTGCTTACTCTAATATGCCTAGCAAATTTTCAGACTTTTTAATCGCACACGTTGCTGATAAAGTTGCACAAAAAATGGAGCAAAACATTTGGGGTGGAACAAACGCAACTGCAGGAGAGTTTGATGGATTTAGAACTACATTATTAGCAGATGGTGATGTAACTGACGTAGGTTCAGGTGCAGCAGTGGATTCTTCTAATGTAATTGCTAAAATGGGATTGGTAGTAGATGCTATCCCAAGCGCAGTTTATGGTGCAGACGATTTATTTATTTATGTATCTCCTAATGTTTACAGAGCATATGTAAGAGCATTAGGTGGATTTGCTTCTAACGTTGGTGCCGCAGGTACAAATGACGAAGGACCACAATGGTTTAATGGTGGTGCATTAACTTTTGAAGGAATAAATGTAGTACTAGCACAAGGACTAGCATCTAACACAATGGTCGCTGCAGAAAAATCAAATCTATTTTTTGGTACAGGACTTATGTCAGATCAAAATGAAGTAAAAGTAATCGATATGGCAGACATTGACGGAAGTCAAAATGTTCGTATTGTTATGAGGTTTACTGCAGGAATTCAGCACGCTATCGGTAGCGATATTGTTCTTTATTCTTAATAAATTGATTAATTAACTTTAAGGGTGGGTAAGCCAAGTGCCTACCTACCCTTTTTTAATACTATAAAAATATGGCTTGCTTACTTACAAAAGGACGAAAATTACCTTGTAGAGATACGGTCGGTGGATTAAAGTCAGTTTATTTTACAGATTATGGAACAATGGGTGCACTTACAGTATCAAGCGGACTTGTTACTGCAATGGCAGGATCGCCAACTGTATATAAATTTGACTTAAAAGGTAATTCATCCTTAGAACAAACAATCACAGGATCAACAGAGAATGGTACTGTGTTTTATGAACAAACGTTAAATCTTACTTTAACAAAACAAACAAAAGAGGCACAAGAAGAAATAAAACTTTTAGTAAAAGCTAGACCTCACATATTTGTTGAAGATTATAACGGTAATTATTTCTTGGTAGGTGCTGTACACGGTGCAGAAGCCAATGCAGGTACTATTACAAGTGGTGCTGCAATGGGCGACTTAAGCGGTTATACGCTAACATTTACAGCACAAGAAACCATACCTGCTTACTTTGTTACGTCAACAGTAGTTACAGGTGCAACACAAGGTACACAACTTACACCTTGATTAATTTTAGTTTTTTCGGAAAAGGGGGTAATATTTTTATTGCCCTTTTTTTTTATGCAAAAATCAAATATATTGCGTTATAATAATATGAAGATTTTAACAACTAGTTCGTCAGCGCAAACAATTAAAGTAATACCAAGAGAATATATTTCAAGTGGCACATTAACAATTAGAGACGATACTAGCAATACAAGTAAAAATTACAGTATTTCAGCAACAACTGTTAATGACGATCTTGTATTTAACGTAACATTTAGTCCAGTACTTGCAGAGGGTTTGTATTATGATATGGTATTAAAAAATTCATCAAGTAAAATTATATACAAGGACAAAATATTTTGCACAGATCAAACAATTAACCAAGCTAACAATAATTATTATACTGTTAATAGTGGTGTATATACCACAGAAAATAGTTATGATGACGATTACATAACGATATGAGCATAAAAATAGTACAATTAGGTAGTTATACGACACCAGAAATAATAGAGGTAAAAAATAGAGATTGGGTTGCGTATGGCGAGGACAATGACTACTTTCAGTATTTAATAGACAGGCATAATGGTAGTCCAACAAATAATGCTGCCATAAATGGTATTTCACAATTAATATTTGGTCAAGGTTTAGATGCTACTAACA